AATGATGCCGGTTTTGATGCTATGCCCTGATATAGCCACAGGATTATTGCCGGCAGGATAGAGGTAAAGCGCTTTGACTTCGGAAGCGGTCAGAACTTTATTATAAACACGGACTTCATCGATTTTGCCATCAAAATAGTAATTATCGCTATCTTCATACAACCTCCCTATTATAAAATCATATCCGGTGCTTGTTGTTGAACTTACAGAACCGCTGGCAACTTCTTCGCCGTCAACATAAAGTTTTGCGTTGTTGCTTGCATCGTGGGTTGCGACTACAAAGTGCCACCGGCCGGTAGCCAAAACATCGTCGGCCCTTAATTCATCGTCACCATCTGACCGCCAAGTAAGATCGCCGGTGCCACCACCGTTGTCTGCCGCGGCAAGCACATAGCCTTCGTTTAATGTGTCGTTATATTTGGTAACAATGCCATGGTAGGTGGCCGCGTCCGAATCAAAGCTATCCGCATTAATCCAGGCGCAGACACTTATGGCGGCGCTGTCACAATCCGAGTTTGTGCCACAGTCTATATATTGGTCGTTAACAGTAAGCCCGTCAAACTCAATACAGCCCGCACTCACACCAGCAGTAGACCATGAGGGCGAATTAGTAAGCGTACCGTTATTGCCACTTTGGCTCGAATCAACTGCAACCGTTCCAGCGCCATCATCCAGCGCCCAGTAGCCGACAAGGTTTTCATCAGATGGCAGCTGAACCAGCGAGTCAACACTCAAGGTTCCGGCAATAGATAAAGAAGACCCGTCCCATTTAAGATAATTGGAGCTGTCCCCGATGTTTAGTTTATAGGCAGAATCATAGCCAAGCCAAAAACCTGCGGTTGAATCGCTATAAGAATCTTTACCGGATGTTTTTATGTAGCCCGAAGAATCTAACGTAAAATTCCCGGCCGTAATTGTGCCCATGTCGGCGTTAATGGCCGAAAGGTCGGTCACGCTGATGGCTCTGGCTAAAACCGTGCCGTCAACAACCATGTTGCCGTCAACCCCGACAACCTCCACGCCGTCAACATCCCCGGTAACAAGAACACCGTGGCGCTCCCAATAGGTCGTATTGGTAGGTGCTTCACCGGACACGCCGTCGCTTAGACAAATATAGCACCTGCCGGTCGTGGAATAGTAAACCTGGTCGCCAGTATTGTAAGTCGTCGCAGGATCGTATGCGTCCGGGTCGGCCCCTTTTAGCACATACATGATTTTGCTTATGGTTTCTTCAACTGACAACGAAACCGCTTTGCTGCTACTGGCCCCGGAAGACCGATTGCCAGAGTAATCAACCGCGCGCACCCAATAATAATAGTCTTTTTCCAGGTCTATATCGACATGCTCGTATTTTAAAACAGGCGTGGTGTCCTGCGTAACAACCGCTATGCGGCTTGCTGAACTAACGGACGGAGCGGCTGCACCTGCCGTAACGCACGCCATCCAGACTTCAATATAGTACAAGTCATCATCTTCTGGGTTCACCCAGGTCAACTTGTTTTGAAACGTGCCGGCCGTGACCGTAAAGCTCGTTGGCGCATTTGGCGCGGTATAATCTCCAACAAGACCGTATGAAGACCGCGCTTTCGTTATTGGAAATTCGTAGCTTTCAAGAGAATTAATAAAATCACTGTCAACAAGGTCCGCATAAGTTACGAACCGCGACTCCTGCGCGTTATCCTTTTTCCCTTCCCGAATCAGAATAAGCTCTCGAAGCTGCGATAAAAAATTTCTATCGGTTGCGCTCGGCAGTTGCGGTATACGGGTCGTCATAGCTCGTCAATCGTCCCGGCAATGGCAATGGATTCAATTTCAGCAGCCGAAGAAGACACCTCCACTTCAAAATCTTCGCACCTTTTCCCGCCGGGGATGCGAAACGGCTTTTCGTCCGTGACCGACTTGGAAAAATTACCCCCGGCGCGGGTCGTTACCTGGCTGCCGTCACCGTAAATCTTGAACGTAATGGTGTTGCTACCCGTCTGGGTGCCTTTGATCTTGCAGGCCCCGAAACGCATCTTTTTGGGTACTTCGATAACCTTTGATTTCCACGAATAGGTCAGCTTGTTCGTGGCGTGGCGCTCGTACTCCTGCGCGAAATAGTCGCTTCCGCCGGTATTGGTTAAAAGAATCAGGTCGTTGTCGGAAGGGTCTATCACGCCGTGGTAAACGTTGGGCGTGCCAATATCGATAGCCTCAAGATAAACATCACCGTCTAAGTTGATCGAAAAGCCTTCGCTCGTGCCGGAAAAAAAGGCGATATAGCGGTCGTCGTAGTAAAACGCGATGATGTCGGACAGCGCACTTCCGTTGGGCGGCAGGTCTTCCCACTGCTCTCTTGTCAGTATTTTTTTGGTAAACACCGCCCCGCCGTTCGAGTTGATAAGAAAAACCCCTTCCGGGCAGGGGTACATGACCCCTATTTTTGTAGACACAATCCCCCGCGTGGAAAGACACTTCTGCGCCTCAATCGGTTCGCTCTTTTGCAGGGTGCTTTCGTCCGAGCCGGTCACGACATAATAATAGGCATCGGTCAGGACGATAAGGGCCTTGTTATACACTCCCAGGCCGACAATGTCGTAGTCCACATCAATCTGATAGTCCGTCGGCCAGGCGTAAAAAACGTTCCAAACAGACACGCACACGCTGCGTCCGCTGTTGCCGGCCAAAAGGCCGTTCTGGTACTGCACCAGGTTTTCAAGGTCGGTCGGGGGCGGGTCCCAATCGGTGGTTTCAATCTCTGAATCAGCCGAATTATCCCAAAGGCTGTTTGCTGTGCCGTCTGTGTCGTAAATCTTGGTCGCCGTGGTCGGAACGCTGGCAATCGGGATGTCGTACCAGAAATCCCCGGTTTCAGTGACGCTGGTGGCTCGCGCCTTGACATGCTTGTAGGCGGCGCCGGTCGTGCCGTTCTTTAACCGATACAGCCGGCAATGAGTGATGTTGTTGCCGGTAGACGCCAGGGTAGGGATGACAAAGTTCTGTAAAGAACAGTTCTCGTCGTTTTGAACTTCGGTGACCGCCGTTGCCGGCGAGGGCGCGCTTTCTTCCTCGGTGCCGTCGGCCCATTTCACGACATAGGTATAAACGTAGCTGACATCTTCCTGCACCGTACCGTCGCCGGACCCCTCTATGTTAATCGTCAACGCCGCAGAAGGGGCCGTAATTCCGACCTTGCGATAATCGTCCGTGCCGTCCGGCTTGCCGGTAGCCGCCATTAAGGTCGTGTCGGTTTGTTTGGGGTAGCCGTCGCCGGTATAGATCACGCGATTGCTGGACGCCGCCAGTTGAAGATAATGCGCGCAGATGTCGCTTTCCGTCCAGTAAAGCCAGTTGCTTCCGAACTTGAAAAAGCTGCGAAGCGCCCCCGGATTGGTGAACGTCGTACCCGCCGAAAGGTCGGCCATGGGCTTTAGCGTGCCTTCTCGCAAGTCGCAGTTTTCGGCGGTCTGGGCAAAGTTGATCGGCAAAAGTTTTGGGTTTACCCGGTCGGCCCGTCCCTTGAAATTATTTATCGCAACCTTCATTCCGGCCTCGGCGCGTCTGTTTGTTCTTTCAGGTCTTTACGGTCTAAAAGCGTCACCGCCATGTTCCAGTGATACTGGCTCTGCTGGCTGGCGTAGGGGCTTTGCGCGGCGTCAATGGAATACACCATGTGCAGCAGCATGTGTAAAAGCGCCGGCTCGTAAATGTCGTCTAACGTAATCGCCGCCGCGATAGAGGCCGGGTCTGCCGGGGTTACGGCATACACTTCCTCAACATATCCCTGGTCTGACCCCGGCTGGGGCGGGTAAACGTAAAAACTTTTCGGGTTTTTGCTGTCAAATATATAGTTTTGCACTGTTGCCGACGCGGTATCCGTGTTCCAGTCCGGGTTAAGATCGTTCATGGTCGCAAGATCGCAAAACTGAATCGCCTCGCCTGCCGTGCTCCCGTCTGTGCCCATGTTGCGGGTAACGTTGATTAACTGAATCCCGCCGGTCGGGATAGACTGCTTTGTCCCGGTCGCTAGTTGAACAGAAGCGTTGGTAACGCTGGCATCCGGCTTGATAGATGCTATCTTGCGCTGGCAGGTCTTTAAAAACGTGAACAGGTCGGCTGCCGCGAAATCGGCGTTGCCCGTATCGTGCAAGATAATCTCAGCGGAATCGACGATGTTTTGACAGGTAATAGACATTTAGCAAAACCTTGTTAGGTGCACCTTTGTTTCGGCCTTGGTCAAGCCCTGGCGCTTTTTCATGATCTGATTGTCGCGGGCCATGATGTATTCCCGCTGGTAAACGTCGGCCTCAAGCCGGTCGCTCCATGGTTTTTTTGGTATCCGCAACAGCCGGTAGACGGCTCCGTCAGCGATGATGCTTACATGATCGTCAAACAGCCAGTCCTCAACCGTTGTCGCGTCCCAGGCGGGCTTTAAGTTCACCCATACCTGCAAGCCACCGGTCAGCGCCTCATCCGGGCAGTACACCAGTTGGATGTATCGATCCTGGTTCATTAGATAAAACTCTGGGTATTCCTGCATGTAGATGCGCCATGCGTACAAATGTTC